GTGCTGCATCACGTTCCTTTTCTACCATTTTATCAATCTCTTCACTTGTTAAAGCTGTTGCATTTTCAGGATTGTTTCTGTACACGCCTCCGTTTCCAATTGTAACACTTAAATAAGGCAATGCATACATCATTGCGTAATGAATTAAAACTGGTTTGATATAATCGTTAACTAAAGTCAAATAGTTTCCTGTTAGTGTTTGTGGATTTGCAGTAATGTCAGCAGATATTTTATCATATAGTTTAGTTCCTAATAACCTTTGAATGTCTATATCTTGGGCCATGTCTATATAAGGTAGCAGTTTATCAGTGTCAATGCTTCCATTGGCTGCTGTGAACCTTGTAATATCTTTTCTTTGTATGAATAATGCTTTTGCCATTTTATCTTCTTATTGCATCTTTTACATTTTGAAGCATTTTATCAGCTTTTTTAATTTTACTTTCATAATGTGTAACAGCTTCTGCGGCATCTTTAGCCATTTTATCAACTCCAAGTTCTTTTGCTATTTTTTGATATTGTTTTAATTCTTTAATGTATTTATCATATTTAGAAGAAAGAGATTTTATTTCGTTTGCACCTGCAAGAATATCACTTTCAACACTCTTTATTTTTCCTCCAATTTTAGCAGCTTCTTTTATAGTGTCTTCAACTTTATTTAACTCTATTCTTTCTGCACTTAACTCTACACTCTCATTATGTAGGTTTAACTTTTTATATATTCTTTCTTGTGTTGTCATTACTTACTTTTTATAATTCTTTTAAAAAAAAATCTACATTATCGATGTCTCGTTTTAAATCTGGTCTACCTATATTATCATTAATTTCTTTTTCATTTAAACCTAATTCTTTAGCTTGTTGCCTAATTTTTTCAAGAGGTTTAACTAATGATTTTAATTTATTTTTATTTTTTTCTGCATCTTTTTTAAAAGCAGATTTTAATTTTTGAACTTTATCCCAATCGTTGACTAATTCATTTGTTTTTTTTATTGCTTGGTTGTATTCACTTATAAAATCACTTACTAAAGCCAACTCTATCTTCTCAGATTTTAACTCTACCTTGTTAATGCTGTTCAGTTTACTATATATTCTTTCTTGTGTTGTCATTATTTAAATTGTTTTTATAAATTGTTTTATATTTTTTAAAACAGGTTTATATTCTTTTGCATCTTTTACAGCAATTTTTGCATCTTTTAATTCTTCTACTCTATTCTCATCAACACCTAATTCTTTTGTTATTTTCTGTACTTTAGAAATTAGTGCTTCCATTTTATTAGCTGCTTTTAATGCTTCTTCTATTTTAGTTTCTGCACTTTTTGCTTCACTTAATAAACCTTTAATTTTAGAATTAGCAGTATCAGTATTTTTATAATAAAGTGTATTTAATTTTTTTAAATCATCAACAACACTTAACTCTACTTTATGCGTTTCCAATTCTACCTTGTTAATGCTATTCAGTTTACTATATATTCTTTCTTGTGTATTCATATCTTTATTTTGTTGGATAAGCTCCCCTATCACTTCGTGTTCTTTCTGCTTTAGCAGCTCTTTTATGTCCTCTTGGTGTTGGTTTGTAAGAATTTGGAATCTTTTTTACATTCTTGTAATCTGCTAAGTCTCCACTTCCTTTTTTACCATCTAATGCTGGACCTATCTTCATTTTATATAATACTTCCTTCCAAATATGTCGGCAGTTCATACCCGCTTTTAGTTTAAAAAGGTCAAAACTTTGTCCATTGTGCATAGGTAATCCAGCCTTTTTAAAATCTAGTTTTACATTTGCCACATTAATGTCCTCTATTCTATAAACTACACCTTGTCTAGTTCTATTCATCATAGCTTCACAGAATGGTCTTGATTTACCACTAGAACCCTTTGTAGTGCCTACATCATATTTGTACCTTACTGCATAGTAAGACTTGTCAAGAGTTGAGCCTTTATTTGGTTTGTTAGGAATAGGCCCAGTTGTTTTAGGTTCTTTAGCTAACTTGAGTACATCATTTGCCCAATGGTCTAGAGTAGTGTTTTCTTCATTGTAAGCCCTTTCATCTGCAAGCTCCCATTCATCGCTCATTACTTCACCCTCTAAACCCTCTAAAATATTTATTGACTTTGAAGCCATCATTTCAATTTCACTATATAAAGCATCTTCTTTAACTCCTGTTTCTTCTTCAATTACTTCTTCATTAGTAACCTCAACATCCATAAACTCTAAAGGATCAAGTGTTTTAAAGTATAGATTAAGTGAAATATCATTTACTGCCAAAACCTCATCCAAACAGTCTATAATTAAATCTTGATAAGGTCTTATAGTAGTGTTTGAGAAAAGCCTTTGAGCGTTCTCTATTTCTTCTGCATTTGAACCCAAACCACCATTTCCATCTCTTAATCCTAATAATAATGGACTCGTGACTCTGTGAGATAGTAAAATCTTTTTAGAACATTCTTCACTTAAATATTGATAGTGTTGAGGTGCATCATTTAAAGGAATATCTTCAACAGTTGTCTTTTGTTCTGCATTGTGATTAAAAGCAATAATACACTTTTCGCCAAATGAACCAGTGAGCTTGTTCATCACTTGGCTTTTAATCTGTTGCATTTTTTCTTCTGATGGAATACCTGAGTTAAAATTTATAACCTTAGTCCCCGAAAAAGAGTTTTGAGCATCATTGATTAAGTAGTCTGCAATCTCCTTTTCAAGAGTAGCATAGGATGTGGAATAATCCGCAGGGCTTATATAATGATAACCTGTAACATATCTTTTAATAATCTTTACTTCATTGCCTGTTCCTTTACTACCAAAAACAGGAATTTTTGTTAGTTCAGTGTTGTTTCTAACTTTTGACCAATCAGCACTATAATAATAAGCTTCTATATCGCCATTTTCATTGCATTTCTCAGGTCTTAACGTTTCTCTTGGAAAATGTGTAACCTTGTGTACTTTTTTGCCCTTATAAGTGATTTGTAAAGCTGCTTCACCTAACATTTTTAAATCCAAACTAATCTTTCTTAATACATCAGGTTTAAGAAGCTTTTTCATTTCTGCAAACTGCTCAGGCTTTTTTGAAGCATCAGTTGCTTCTAATCCTCTACCATAAATTTGTTGAGCTATTCCTGTGATCACTGCTTGATTAGTAGTAGAATCCATAAAACAATCAATAAGACCTTGATAATAGGCATTGTCTTCACCTACTCCAACCCAATCTCTATTGGTTTCTTCTGTTACTAAAGGCCTTTGATATTGGCTTAATTCTATAAAGTGCAAGTTGTTCATCCTTCGTAGTATATAAATTCATTAGCTCCTGTGTTGTGCTGTGTGTAAACACCATCATTAATTTGATAAGCATTAGCAGTTTGATTAGTACAGAAAATTTTATCTCTAAATATTAGATTGTTATCTGTTACATTTGTAACCTCTAAAGAATAATAAGAGCTTTCTAAAAATGTGTTAGATATTGTATATGTGTTGTAAAATTTAACAGCAGAAATACTTGCATTTGCATCAGTGAAAATTACTTTGTTTTCACTTTCTGATGTAATTGTTATAGAATAAGTCTTTGAACCCTCAATACTTTCTCTTGGTATAAAGTTTATAGTTCCCCCTGTTGTACTTAGTATTTGCATATTTAATTTTTTAAAAAAAAAGGTGGATAAAATTTTACACTCATCCACCCTTTTCACACCAATGTACTATACCCCTTTACACATAGTACTTTTAACCTAGTTCCTAGCTGTTAGTTCCTACTACAACTGTACAAGTAGCTGATGAGCATCCAGCAAATGGATTTGCTCTAGTTGCACTTGCAATGAAGTTAGCTGGCAATACTTCTTGACCTGTTAAAGTAAGTCCTGATGTACCGCTCATATCTCCCATTGCTGCACCTGTTGTTATAGTACCACCTGAAACTGATAAACCGTTTTCTTTTCCAGCTAAAAAGAAGTTTCCGTTGTTGTCTTCAATAACTGCGTGAGGTCTACCATAAGAAAGAAGTTTTAATTGTACTAAATCTTCTTTAGTTAGCTTTTGTAGGTTTAATGTTAAAGTTTGTTCAAAAAATGTTGTTCCGTTGTCAGGTTCGCTTGTAATAGCTTGTTCAAGTGAATTTGCTCCTTT